ATTTGATGTTGTTGTTAATCCAGTAGCACCAGCAATAAATCCATCAGTTGCAATGGCAACTACTACCTGATCACCAAAGTCTCCGGCAGAACCACTAAAAGTAGAAGCACTAATTGTTCCTGTGCTTCCGTTGATTGTAATACTTCCTACGGTTACAATTCCACTTACACTCGCATCTGTTGCGGTAATATGTCCTACAATCTTGGCATTTCCCCTTACATCAAGGAGTTTTTCTGGTACGGTCGTGCCAATTCCAACTCGGCCAACAGCATTGACAATGAAATTATCATTGTCAACCTGTACCCCATTCCTAAAATTAAATGACTTTATATAATTTGCCATTATGCCTTTTTAGTTATTTATCTGATAATTTTTGTTCCAGGTCATCAACCTTATCACTGAGTTCCTTAATTGCCTCAATTAAGAGTGGAACAAGTTTCTCATATTGAACAGTAATATAATCATCACTTGATGGTGCGGGACGAACAACTTCTGGCAGAACTTTTTGAACTTTCTGTGCAGAAACACCTACATAATCTACTTCAGTGTCAAATCCCAATTCTTTTGCAGTATCATTAAAGTTATATGTAAATCCATCAATAGATTTAACTTTTGATAGTGCCTCGGTAATCGGAGAAATGTTAGTTTTTAATCTTTCATCAGATGCAAATGCGATTATGTCTCCATTAATCTTTAAAATACTGTCTTTAAGATTAAATCTTAGTCCGGCAGTAGCCTTTAGATCTTGATAAGTTCCATTTCCTGCAGTGGCATTTTCTGGAGTTTCATCTAAACAAATAATACCAACATTTTTATTAAGAGCTGTATTTGCTCCTGTTATTCTTGGTTTATTTGCTTGTGTTGCCGTACCAGAAAAATTCGTTGCCGTAACAGTATTATCATTGATAGTAACATTATCAACAGTTATATCATCTGCAGTAAGTGTGCCGGTAACCGTAACACCACCCGTTACAGTTTCAAGTTTTTTATTACCACCAAACTTAAGTTTACATCCTGATCCGGCGGTAAACTGTGCAGCATTTGCTGTACCATTTGAACCAAAACTAATTGTATTTCCAGCCTTTACCGTGATACCAAGATTTCCAGAATCTCCTCCATGTTTTATAGTACCATTACCGTCTGTATTTTCAAAGATTTTGAATTTGTGTTCAGATCCCATTGCGAGATCTTTATTCTGTGCAAGTCTGAATCCTTCATCTGCATAAATTAAATCCTTAGAAGTAACAGCCATTCCGACCGTTAATTTCTTAGCAATACCGACACCACCATCAAATTGGGCAGAACCTGTATTTACATCTCCAAGAGTATTATCAGTGGTATCTTCAACACGAAGAGTATCAATATATGCAGTTCCATTGATGTAAATATCATTCCATTGATCTGTATTAGAACCAATATTCTTATCACTTCCAGCAGGAATCAATGATGAATCAAATTCTGCATTTAATGTTATGGTATCAGTATTGGCATCACCAAGAGTGGTATTACCCTTGACAATTAAGTTATCATCAACAGTTAAATCATTACCGACATCTAAATCATTATCGACGTTTAAATCCTTACCAATATCGACTCCACCTTCGACAACGAGTGCTCCATCACCATCTCCTACGTTAGTATCATCCTTTATCTTAACTTTTCCTTTATGTCTAACATCTGAAGTAAAGGTTACTGGTCCATCAAACTGTGACAGGATATTGTTAGATTTTCCGCCCTCAACTACAAGTCTTTCTTTGATAGTGACTTCATCAAATACGACACTTAATCGTGAAGGATCTTCACCGGCAACAGTAGGAACTGGATTGTCAAATGTGGTTTCTTCACCTGTTAGTGCAGATTTCTTCTGGTTACCAATATAGAAATCACCCTTATCATTCATACCGGTATAAACAACCGATCCTGCCGATAGTTCTTGTGCCTGTGACAGGAATTCTTCTCGTTCTGTGAGTGTTCTGACCTGAACTTGTGGAAGTGCCGTAGAATAGTTACCAGGACCATATCCAAGGTATTCAAATGTATGTCCAGATGCACGAAGAATTGAATACCTGTGCAGTTCCAATGGAATTGGATTCAATTTTTGAACTAAAGAATTGGCACTATGTTGTGTCGCTCGTGTTCCAAATACACCACGAATAACAATAGTGCCTGATAATGTACCACTAGATACTGTTGCTGTAGAAGATGCAATTCTTAATATTTCATCATCAATCTGGATGTAACTTCCTTGTGGAAATCTGATTCCGGCACCTTGTTGACTATTAAGGAGAGATAAATTTATTTCCGTCGCCGCGGCACTAATTGTAGAAGTAAGTTTGGCCCTTTCAAGGCCATAAAGTGGAACTCCTCTTACACTTAGATTCTCGTCATCCTTTCCAGTATCTTCATCATTTGCAGATAGTCCGTGCTTTAAAACATGACCATCTACATCAGTGCCCGATAAAATAGTACTCTTTGCAGTGAATTGATTAATAGCAGTATTACTTACGTCTTCAACAATTAAAGTTTCTAAATTGTTGTCATTGTCATCATTAATCTGGAATCTATTTCCTTTCTTCAGTCCGTGTGGAACATTAGTTCCTTGGGTAGTGAAAGTAACAGTACCATTAGAAACTGAATATTGTACATCAAGAGCATTTCCGACAACAAAGACATATTGATCTGAAGTGATATTGGGATCACCTGCGGTTTTTGCAATACCAATTTGATTTGGTTGTGGAACACTTGTCGTTCTAAAATATGCATCAGTCGTGATGCCAGAACCAGTAACTTGTATAACAAGATTTTCATGTGAGGATGTTAGGACAGCATTTGTAAGTCCTGCATTAGCAGAACTACCTAATCTTGCTCCACCTGTATTAGTAGGACCTCCAACAATAGCACTATCCCAATATGCATATACACTTCCATCTGAAGGGAATCCAGAACCTGGATTTGTAATTTCATATGCGGTTATCTGATTACCAGAAATGGTAACTTTTCCTAAAGCTCCATTCCAAGTTTGTGCAGAAACTTCATCTTCATATATTTTTACGTTTTCATATGTCCCGTCCGGAGCTGTCACCGCACTATCATTGCTTAACTTATTATTACCAATCAGTGCAAGACCACCAAGATTATGAGATCTATTTAATGTTATAACTCCACTAGTAGTACTATCGGCAAATGAGTCAATTTCTATACCACGTCCAAATTGAAGAAGTAACTTGTCAGTTGACTCTCTTGTGATACTTTTTTGAAGGTCATTAGTTACAACTTTTCCTAGAGGAGCTCTAAGAGCAAAAGATTTTGCGGCACGAGGTGTGTCATTTACATTGTCACGATCTAATTGTGGATATAAATCAACAACTGTCTGACCATATTTGTTATCAGTAAATTCTTCTGGAACAGCAAGATCTGCAAATAATTGATATCCATGATATACACCAGTCTCTACACCTTCATCATATTCTGATATGACATCATTTCTAAAGAAGTAAAGATTTGATTTTAAATCTTTTCTCGTAAATGTAGGTAGTGATGATGCAGAACCGACTAATTGAGTTTTATTGAGTGTGAAATCATTAGTTGGTGGAGTACTGATTGTTACCGGTGCATTATATGTAAATGTCATGTTATCAACAACAGTGACACTTGCCTCTACGTTATAACCTTTCCCAGCAGTTCCCTCAGTATTTAAAGAGTGTCTTATTGCATCAATCCTAACTAAATCATTAGTTTGTAAATTATGAGGACGCTCTGATACTACCGTGACTTTACCAGTTCCACTGTTAAAAGTACAACTACTAATAAATCTTGGATTTCTCTTATATGCAAAATCAGATGCTGTTAAAGTTCCACCTTCTGATTCAAAGTTTAAATCACCATCGGTTCTTACACCAGTCTGAGAAGATTCCTGAAGAATAAATCCATTTTGAATGTTCTTTCCATTTTGAACTTCTTTTGGAATCGATACTCTTGTTTTAAATATTTTATCATCCAAACTTCTTGTATCGGCAATTCTCTTGAAGTATGATATTTCTGTCTTGCTGCCAGTAACATTATCTAATTCTTCACGAATGGCAGAGTTATCGTTAGTTGTAATATACCATCCATTAGTCTCATCATATTGAACTGGATGACCTACATCCCCAGATTCTTTATCTGTTACTCTACTTATAATTTTAATCTTTGTTGCATCTGTATCTGAAATATAGGTATTCTTTATGGCAACACCATTTTCGGCGTCAGATTCTGACAGTGCTAATTTAAGTTCTGCATTTGTTAAACCCTGTGCAACTCCTGATATGACAAAATAAACTTTATGTTCTTCAATTTTTTCAGGTAAATCACCACCATCGGCAATAACAATAACCTTTTCTCCTAATGCAAAACCGTGTGGTGGACTAGTATCTGCTCCTGCAGGATCAGGAGTCGTAAATTTACCGTTAATCCCATCAATAGTTCCTATATCAACAGATCTTCTTGCACTTGATCCTGCAGAATTAGACATTTTAATGTCTGCTTCAAAAACTTTAATATTTCCATTTTCATCTTTTCCATTATTCACATATAACTTATCATTATTTTTTGCACCAATTCTAAATCCTTGTGTAAGAGAGGGTGGTTTGATATTTTCAGAATCATATCCAAACAGATATAATCTATTGGTATTACTATCTTTGGTTGTACTCAGTTGTACCCATTCAACATCTTCTTCGGCAGTTGTGATTGCTTTTGGTGCGATAATATGTGTTATAAATGCATTATCATCTTTCTTAAATGCATCCTTTCTAAATCCATCAGCAACTAATGCTAACTGACCAAAGTTAGAGTTAGAGTTTGTAATTGATGCATCACCACCACTTCTAGCTTCAAAATGCTTTGTATATCCAATGGCAAATACAGAAACAACCTGTAAAATTGCATCATTAGTTATCTTTACATGAGTTGTCTGCCAATTATTTCTGTAAATTGCTTCAGAATCTAAGTGATAAACCTGAGCAGTATTAGTAGATGAAGATTCTAAAGCTAGTTTTCCTCCCTTTGTTGTTTCTTCAGAAAGAGACTCATAGGCTCTACTACTAACATTATACTTTACAAATGCACGGTCATCTTTTTGAAGTGATACACCAGTAAATTGTGCCACAACCATTGAACGGAAACCTGATGCCTTGCTTCCATCAGCGTGCATACCCTGCATACCCCATACAGAACGTAGGGAGATATTAAAGATATATGGTGATGCACCAGATACTGTATCAGTTTCGATCGTTACCAGAGCACTATCAACGGCAGGTTCCGTCTCAAGATCAACGGGAAAATCTGGTAGTGTATATGTAAATATGTTATTGTTGACAGGATCTGTTGCTGATACTTTTGTTGAAATATTATATTCTGATCTACTAACACCCTTAATTTTAATCGGGGTGCCATTAGATAAGTTATGTGGTCCTTGTGTCGTAACAGTTACTTGATTTGTTGGTACTCCAGGAAGAGTACCAGACTGTATGCTCGTAATTTTAAGAGGATCATCAGCAAATGCGCCAACAATTTCCCATTCTGCTCTTTGCTTTGCAAAACCATCTAATCCAGTTCCTGCACCATCTATTAAAAACTTCTCATCAATATTTCTATTTGATGCCTGATTATATGCTCTAGACAGTTTATAATAATACATGTCAAGGTCTGTAAGACCTGTTGATTGGAATTCATTTACACCATCAGCATACTCAAAACACGTAAGTTTATGGTGAGAGAAAGTTGGTTGTACCTGATTTATTACATCAACAAAGTTCTTATCATCAGTATATACCTTCCCTAATTCACTTCCATCAAAAATACTAAATTGCCAGAAATAACAAGCACCAGTTATTCTGAAAAGAGCAGAATATGGTACAGTATCGTCAGTTGGGTTGGGAACATATTTTGGTCTTATCTTTGTCTTTCTTAAATCTAAACCGACAATAGAAGTTCCTCTAGGGACAATAACTCCACCATTTACACTATTAAATTTGTAAAGTATATTATCTTCTTGACTTATATCAAAATTAGATTCTAATGTCAGAGTTAAACTATCTTTGTTTACTTCAGTTCCATCAGATCTTCTTAATTCAACAATACCAGTTCCATCATCTCGTATTGAGTGTCCAGGTCTATTATCAATCTCATGCTCACCAGGCATGAGAAGAATAGTGGTTTTCTCTGTAGTATCGTTATTTCTTCCAACATTATAAGAGAATCTCGCAGCTTCAATTAATGCTCTCTGCAGAGTTTTAAATGGTTTGGTTTGGGAATTACCCTGATTTAATATGCTGTCAGTAGAGTCAAGATCTGCCGGACTAACATATAGTATACGACCTTCTACATTCTTAAGAAAGTTCTCTAACTTATTCAGAGGCATTGTATTACTGCTTCTATACTATTTCTATATTTTATTTAGTTAGGTTAAAAGTAGGACGAGAGGGACTTGAACCCTCACGATCTTAATGATCAACAGATTTTAAGTCTGGTGCGTCTACCAATTCCGCCACCGTCCCGTTAGGTGCTTCCTGAGAGGATCGAACTCTCCTTAGGCAAATTATGAGTTTGCTGCATTCACCAGATTGCTAAGGAA